AAAAGCTTTTCAAAAGCGTCGAAAAAGCTTTTTTGGCGCTGCTCAGGGGTCAGGGCTACGGGTGCTTTGGGATCAGGCGGAATAACGTCTACGTCCGCAACTGTCGCATCCACCGGTTGTGCACCAATCGATACTGCAACGGGGACACAAGCCGGAGGGACCCAAGTCGCCTCACCTTTCTTGAAATCGATGACGTGGCCAGTGGTCGTGGACATCGAGTAATTACGGTGCAGCGTGAAGAACGGCATTATTTCTCCTGTTATATGAGATTTTGAAACTGCGTGTACGGCGCAGGGACTATGACTTTCGCCTTAGGGGTGGTGGTGCAGTGTTGCTTGATTGCGTCCTTCGCCCCATCAAGCATGGCAACAGCGTACTCATAATTCTCTACGTTTCCAGTGACGTGGAGAGTTCCGTCAGCTTGGACTGAAATGACCAGTTTAGCTATGAGAATTGGCGGATCTTGTGACACGGTTTCTCCCAAGAAAAAGAGGGGCTAAGGTGTTAGCCCCAGCCCCTCTAGTCTACCGCGAACACCAGTTTTTACGCCGGAGTCGCGTTGTCTGCCTTACCATCGGTTTTCCACAGCACGCTGATCCGCCACGAACCTGCGGTGGCTGCTGCAACCGAGTCGACCATCGTCAGCCTAACATTCAGACCGGTGGATGAGGCTCTCGGATTGGCGTAGGTCAGAATCACCTTCGTATTAATAGCGCTCAGAAGATCCGCCGCCGAGACATACGCCGTAGTAGCGCCAGCAACGCCAAGACTAATGGTGTAAGCCGTGGGGCCAACACCTTGTACGACAATCGTGACCTGACCACCCACGACTTCCGTGAACGGCGGCAGGTTGATGATATCAGCTACAGGAGCGGACGCGATGGTCGTACCGTAGTCTTTCGTAACGCCGTTGATATCAACGACAGTGTCGCTGAAGGTAAAGGCGTACTCAGAGCACATAACATACTGCGCACCACGAGTGGGTTTGATCAAGGCCATGATTAGGCTCCCGCGACGAAGATAACAAGAGCGCCGAAGTCTTCAGTCGTACCTTCGTACTGACTGTAGAACACGGGCTTCTTGAAACCGATGATCTTGCTAACACTGACGCCCGACTGGTTGCCGTAGTCGAACTCTTCTTCGACCCACTCCGGATTACCCAGATCAGCCATCCCCAAGGCTTGCGCCCCACAGAACAGAATCATGCTACCGTCGACGGAGTTGTCGCCGTACTTCGAACCCGACGCCGACAGGCGGGTGTTCGGTACATGGCGGAACTCATGCAGGTAGATGCCGTCGATCTTGACCGAGGAACCGGTAAACAGCGCGTTAGAGCTATCACGGGGTTGAGCGTAGCGAAGATTCGCCATGTAGTCCGTGTCCAGCTTCAACAGACTCATAGCCTTCGGCGTCATGAAGGCGTGATACGTTTCTTCGCCGCCTGACTCCGTCACACCGCGAATGTAGTGATCCTTCGCATACGCCTTGGCTTGCACGAACAGCTTCCACGTCGGCGTGTCAGCTGCGACGAGCGCGCTGTTACCCGTGCCCCACGTCATCCCGTTCGTCGCGTCCCACTGCCCGTAGCGCTTAGAGGTCGGCGCAGTAATGTCGGCGTTGAACTCAAGGTATTGAAGGTCGGAGCCAGTCCTGAGAGTACCCACGGCGTTGTTGCGATACTTGTAGTCCGTGCCGCCCAGCGTCAGGAAAGCCATCTGATCGATCCGATCAGCCAGCCAGTACGCCAGAACGTTCTTGGAGTTGTTGCGGAATTCGACGATGGACTTCTGGTCAGCCATACGACCTTCAATCCGGTTCGCATGACGCAGCTGGTCGATGCGAATCACTTGGTCGTACGTCTTCATCGCTTCTTCGTTACCTTCCAGCGTGCGGTCACCTGCGATACCGTCGCCTTCAAGGTCAGCAAGCAGCGTAATTACTGCGCGGGCACCTTTTTCCGATTTCTTCAGCTCAGTGATGTGCTGAACCATCGAATTCGGGCCGCTACCGAGGAACTTGTTGATGAACGAATAGTTACGGGCCTGTTTCCACAGGTCCATAGACCAAATCGTCTTCTGCTCAGAGGTGAGCAGGCCGAAGTTAGTCAACGCCATTTTGGCTACCTCTTAAAAAGTGGATGAAAGCTACTTTTTCAGACGTATAGCCATTACGCGGCTATCTTGCGGGGGCTTCCCACCTGCGCGGTGTGCGGCACGTGTTTTACGTCGTCGTGCTGTGACGAGGCTTCAATATGCGCGTCGAATTCAATGATGTCAACTTCTTTGTAATACCCGCCCTTCAGAGGCACTAGGATAGTCTTTACCATCCTCGTACCAATTCGTCTTGAGTAGACCATCAGGGGTTTCGTAGACGACTTCAAAGCGCACCACCCTTGGAAGTAGTGATTCGTAACACATTCTGTCAATCGTGTCCCCGAGCCACTCTCCGAGGGCTCGGGATGCCTCAGAACGGAAGGTCATCAAGCTTCCCGCCAACTTTCTTCGTACCTGCGTACTGAGGAACCTCTGGATGGGACGCCCACGGCTTCCCAAACGGATCTAAGGTCTGATTGTACGTAGGAGGTTTGAAGCTTGTATGGTTTAACTCGGGAGGAAAGCGGGCGTCATACGTGTACGCTTCTGGGAAGAAGGGCTCGTCGTGCACCCAGTGCTGATGTCGAGCCGAATGCCCAGTCCGGGGGCTAAACCAGTCCAACTCGCCATGCTTATTCTTTACAGCGTGCAGCCCAGACTTGGGGTCGACGTATTTCCCACCAACCTTGATCAAAGCTTCCACTTCCTCATTTGGCTTCCAACCAATGCTACGGAGGTACTCATCCATAGCGGCCCTCCCACCCGATTTAGCGTCTAAAAACCCATCCTTGTCGTTCCCCCGTATATTGTCAATCTCATCCTGAGTCTTGTATCCTTCATACTTCGGATCAGCTCGTTTCTTTTCGAACTCAGTTTTGTGCTTCGCCATGGCGGGCTTCAACTCCTCCCGCAACATCGCGTTCACTTCGTCCATCCGGGGTGTACCTGTTATGTCGTCCCAAGATGGAAGGTCATCCAGCGGCTCCCCATTAGGACCAAGCTCGTCGTATCCACGGGGGTGCTTTTCCAGCTGAGCTTGGTACAGCTGCCCCTCCGGAGTCCGTAAAAACTCAGCATGATCCAAGCCGCCCGCCCGCAAAAGCTCGGGTTGATACTTAGCGTGTATAGCATCGGCCAAATTCTTACCCAAAGCGTCGTGCCGCCGCGCCATCAGGTAAAACTCATACGGCGAAGCTCTGGCTACAGCCTTAGCCGCAACTGAAGCTGCGGGCTTGGCTACGTCCCGCACCACCCCAGAATCAAGCGCACGCAGCCCTCGGCTTAGTAAAGGCGGGACAACCCCAGCCGCTGCAGCTGTGCCAGCCACGGCTCCGGCCTGCTTCATGAACTCACGCCGTGACTGTTGGTAGAACTGATTCGGCCCTCCGTGCATGGCTGCGTCGACCACGGCGTTGTACCCAGACCGAAGCCCAGCTCCGGCCAGTTTCCCTAAGGCCAACGCCTCCACAACCGGGAGCATGGCTGTATCCGCTATGCCCTGCATCCGCTCAGGCTTGAACTCTGGAATGTACGGCGAATGCGTAGGATTCGTTTTGAACGGCGACTCGCCGTACGACCAGCGTTCGACTTCCTCCGGAGCCTTGCCAATCATGGCCTGCCCCAGCCCGCCACCTAGAAACTCAGGCAGTGGAACTACGTCCAGCCCTGAGCGCAGCTTCCGAAGCCCCTCGGAAGCCGTGCCCAGCACTGAATTCTGCGGGATAGCCCTAAGATCGGCCACCTAGCACCCCTTTTTACCCTTTTTGGGGGGTTTCGGGGCCTTAGGTTTCGTTTTCATAGCGAATCTCCTCTCATACGAGACAAAACGTCCTCGGAAAGCTCCGAAAACTCCTTGTAGTTCATACTCATGATGGTCTTGGCGTCCATACCACCACCACGCTTGTCATGATCCAGCCCAATTTCCTTCGTTGAGGCCGGTTGTTTCTTCGCTGCGTCGATATTCCGCTCAGTCGCCTCGGCTTTCCGCTTCAAACCGGCTTCTTTCGCTGCAGAAACGTCAACCTTCGGCGTAATTTTCTCCCCAAAGACACGTTTCGCCGCT